GAGGAAAACTCAATGCCATCTTCTTTAACTTTTGTGGACCTTGTTATCTGTCTTCTTTTAGTACTCCTCCTCTTCCTCATCGTCCATTTTAATTATAGATACAATATCGTCAACCAATAAAATGTGCTCATAAAACTCTCTAGCGTCTTCTTCGCTTTCCCCTATATACTCTTCCCATGTCCTGTTCCCAGTTCCCATGAGATCATTTTTAGTGAACACACTATATCTTTTAAAGTTGTTTATTTTACATAAATAAAGCAAGTCTTTTAAGGAATCCCAAAAACCAGGATATTCCATTAGACACACTACAGCTTGCCTGTCGCTAACACCCAGCCTATCAGCTATCCATAAAACTTCAATATCAGGTATTGTTTCAATGTACAAGTCATGGTTTTCTTTAACAAAAACATATAAATAATTATCCTTAATTTCAGATACACCAACTATCTCTTTTAAGGCGGCTAATGCCTTTACTGCATCCGACAACTCAAGAGGTTTATTAAAAACTATTTTTTCTGATTTTAACCTCAAGGCTTTTATTTACTTTATGATTTCATTCTTCTTCTTCCCAGAATCTGCCTGTATATCTTCCTTCAGTTGATCTACTGCTTTTTGGTACCCATCCATGCGTTTTAAGGTCTCTAGCGTCCCAATCGAGAGGTCTTTCAGGTTCTGTAGTTGACTTAGGATTGCTTGTTGCATCCCCACTACGTTTTTTACTTGATTTTTTATTTGAATTAACTCGCTTTCCTTCATTTTCTTTATTTGTAATTTTACATTCACACTGACCTACATCAAGCCAGCAATCACATATTCTAGTTTGTCTACTTAAATCCATTTCTTGAGCCATAAAAAAAGTAAACCCACAAGGCTATAGCAACAACAACCGAAATAGATCTAGCTATGTCGTGGGGTGTCATTAAAATAAATGTGTTAGTCTTGCCATCTGCCCGTGCTCTTTTGAATGAATAAATCCTTCAACGGCTTTAGGCGCATGTTGATAGCCGTTTCTGTGGTGCCAGCCGTCTGTTCCAGAAGGTGATCTAAGAGCCTCAACAGTAACGCCAATAAAATCTTTTGACATCTTATGATGTATGTGGTGTATATAAACGTATCTGTTTTTTGCTGAAGACCACTCCTCCCTCGCCTCTTGAGCCATGAGCAGAGGTAAGTCTTGCATCTTTGCTCCGTCTCCGTGCGTTGTTCCAATAAGGTTGTTATGATATTGATAATATTTTCTGTGAGCTATTGAGGTGTCAAAGGTAATGTTTTCACATTTATTATACCAAGAGCTAATTGAATCCGCTAAAAAAAATCCGCTTTGATAATCATGGTTAGACGGATTAAACATGAAATGCACATCAGCGACTTGAATTAATGTATCCAAAACGTCGATATAAAGCTTTTTAGCAATTAAAAAATTATTATACCACATTCCATCTGTGTCTTGTGGAGTTCCGCTCGTGGTGGTTCTCTTAGGGGTGTCTATGTGTAATATATCGTTACCTGCCACAAAAACAATTTTATCTATAGTAAATCCAGATGCTTTTTTCAATATCCCTTCAACCCCAGATTTAACTCGCTGTACTGCTATTTGACAATTGTAATCCTCTCCTGTCTCAAATGAAGACGCTAATTTCCCAATATGTACATCAGCAGGATCAATAACAAGTAAGCAGCCATCAGTAGTATTTGCTCTCTCAATGTATTCATAACTAAACGTGTGATTTTTGACAGCATCAATGTGGTCTTCAAGCAGCTGTTCAAAAGTAGGACCGCTGTCTTTATTTGGTTTAAACTGTATTGACCATTTCTTATCTTTTGACCACGCTATTCCTACGCTACTAATGTCAATACCTCTCTCCTCACAAGCGCTTGCTAAAGCTGGCTGATCCTCAGTCCTTGTAAGTTTTTGTATATGCCTTGATATGTATCGCCTAGTAGATTCTACTGTCTTTTCTTCAAGGTTTATCTCTAAGTCTTGATGTATATACCTTGCGATCTCAGATGGACTCCTATGCCCGTCCTTAAAATATTTTTCAGTTAAAGATTTTATTTCTTCATTTCTATCAATCATCGTCTTTAATTTGATTTTGAAGCTTGTCAAGATTTACTTTTAAAGAACCTATTGAGCTTTTGGTTTCATCCTTATTAGGCTGGTTTATGGAGTCAATTATTTTATCTACGTTGCTATGTAGGGCTAGTCTTAACTTTTCCAAAAACCTAAACCTTTGTGTCATACATCTGGATCCATGTGCTGCAGAAACGAATCACCAACTCTTTTGTTGAATGATTTTATAGCTCTATATATTATTCTTGATTTCTTTTTTGTTTCTCTTTTTTCTGTTAAACTTGAGTCAATGCCCATTCTAGTGTAAAGCAGAGTATCAAGCTCTAAAAGCGCATCCATTTTTTCTTTTTCGCCTTTACTAACGTACCCAGTTACCTTTTCACAAAACGCAGAAACGTCTAAATTACATATGTTAAAACTTTCTTGCTTTATTTTATCATATTCTCTTTGAAATAGTGTTTTTGTTGTCATAACATCAAAGTTAGTTAATTTATATGAAACTCAAGTGTTTAGAGCTTGCTTTTTTAATTATCTCCTCATCAGCCATTTTTTTAAAATAAGCTAAGTATATCTCATAAATAGGCTGCCACAGCTCATCGTTGGTATATGTTTTTGGAGAAACTATGTTTTTAATCATTCCATTCGCCTCAACTCGGACGTTTAATCTGATTTTGTTTTTCTTCAACAGTTCTGGTATTATAGTTACACCATTAGATAAACAAAAAGCCATAGCATTTTGATGTATTTGATTTGGATAAAAAATCATAATTAAAAAGGTAAGTTTTCTTGTTGCAGTCCAAAAGCATCTTCGGGCTGTTGATTTGGCAAGGTTTCGTTTTCTTTATCAAAAACAAATGTTGGAGGGCTTTGGTCCTTCGAGTAATACCTTCCAGAAACCACATCAAACCTAAATCTTTCTAAGCCATTCATTTCGCCTTGAAACTTCATTTTAACTTTCTGAACCACAAAATCAACGTCGTTTTTGTCTATACTGATACTTTGGTCCTCTTCAAAATGCCGATAAACAGTAAATCCATCGTGAGTTTGGTTTCTAAAATCAGCTGAACCCGAACAATCATATAGGGTTGGCATTTCATAATCACCATTGTCTTTCTTTCTCATTTTTGTGGGATGAACTACTAAGAATATTATTACGTTATTCATTTGAGCAAACATCGTTAGCTTAGTCAAGACACGCTTTATTTTTGATAACTCTGAGTCGCTAGATTTATCAAACTCTACCTTGTTAAAGGCGTCGATAACAAACATATCGACTCCATATATAAACATTTGTTCTTTAAACTTTTCTAAAATCCAAGACCAATTTGGCATCTCCCCTTTATCGGGTGCGGTTATATATATTTTTTCATTTGCCCACTCTACGTATCTATCTATTTGGTTTTTTGTGACTCTTGGTCTACCAGGATTGTCTTGGAAAAAGTTTGTTCCGTAGAACTTTTCAATAAAAGTGGTTTGATGGAGTGCCATAGGGCTGTGTTCTGGAGAGAAAAACGAAGCTTTCAAGTTATAATCCTTGATCAGATTCATAACATACCATTCAGTAAAATTTGATTTACCATGAGAAGGTATACCTGTAGACACAACCAAGTGACCCCTCATCACCGTGAAGACTTTCTTGAGATCACCGAAGCATTTATGCTTTGGATAAAGTGTTTCTGGCAATCCGTTGTTGTATAAATCATGTATACCTCCAGCAAGGTCCTCCACAGTAAATGTCCCAGAAGCTGGGTACCTTTTACCGTTTATTATAGATTCTTTGACTAAATCCTCTCCTCCTTTTAGTAAATCTCCATTAGCATCTTTTTCTTTAAATAAAACTCTGACACATCGATACCTTCCAAGCCTTTGTGCAATCTTCTCAGCAACAATCTCTCCTTTATCATCGTTGTCGGTTGCTATATAGAATTTACTTACATCTTGAAGATATTTTTCGCAGTTAATCCAGAAGTCATCATTATCATTTGCGCCATTAGGGATGCTAATTGTATTTTTAAAACCACACTGATGCATAGCGAGTACATCGAACTCACCCTCAACTATAAAAACCTCGTCTTGACCAACAGCAGAGTTAATGTTGTAGAATATTGGCTTCGTTTCTGCTGTTTGAGTGAAGTGCTTTCCCCCCGATCTGTATTTTTTATTTACAAGCGCATCTCCTTCAAAGTAATTAAAAACTATATTATTTAAATTTTTTCTTGCTTGTGGTTGATAATAAATTTCTTCTGTCACATTAAGGTCTTTAAGTGTGCTTTGAAAAATTCCTCTTGATTCGCAGAACTTAACCATATTGTCTGATAGGCTTGTATAATTAACCCAATTTTGCTCAGGAACCTTATAGACTTTGTCTTGAACCAAAGGTCTGTCATCTCTAATAGATATTGCCTCACAGTGATGACATTTGGCAACACCTTTAGCGACATTCACGCTCAAACACCTGTCTTTTTTATTTCTTCTATCGGGTGAGCATGCGGGGCAAATTGTTTTAATCTGACCAGTTGACTTGCCTTTAAGTTCTATTTGATTCCATTCTATTATTCTCATAATGAGTTTTTGTATTTAAGTTTTGGTTTTCCTGTATTGTGATTTATATTATATTTTTTTAAATACCAGTTTCTGAAATGAGAAACATACATATGCTGAGTCTTTACAGTATCTTGAGTTCTTTTTAAATGCTCATGAAATTCTTTATATAATTCCATAAGGCGTTCTTTTGATATTTTTAAATTTGATGTTATTGCCGTAATATATTGATCGTTTGATATTGCTATTTCAAAATTTTCCTCAAAACCCCTTATTACTATATTATTGTTTTCATTGTTATAGTTGTTATTATTATTAGTTGTGTGCTTTTGTTGTTCTTTTGATGTGCTTTTGTTGTTCTTTTGTTGTCCCTCTTCGTATGAATTTTTTTGGTAATCATCATATTTAACAACAGTTACGAGGGTATATTTGTTGTTCCCCTCTTTTTCAATCTCCTTAGTTTCAATAAGTTTTTCAAGAGATAGTTGGATTTGTTTTCTAGATAAACCAAGCTGGTCGGCAAGACCTTGTTGTGAAGTAATAAATGTCCCTCTTCTAATAAGAGTTCCTTTCCACTCTTTATCTTTCCAATTAGCCTTCAGAAGGCAGTGTATAAATAGTCTCATGGTGTTTGAGTCCGTATACCACTCCCACTCCAAAATCCTTCTATTTAGAGTTATGAAAGAATCAAGCATAAATCCTATCATTAAGCTTTCCTCTCATAGTTATTCTTGAGTGAAGACAATATGCCCTGTATTTAATTTCTGTTTTTACCAAATTCCTAGCGAGTTTTTTTTCGCCTTCTATTTTTATTGATTCATCAATACACTTTTGTTCAAAAAGCTTATCACATTTTGCTATTAAATTAACTACTTGAGGGTCTTTAACATCTAAAAAGTTTTTTATTTTCTTAAACTGGTGTAGCACAGTAGCGTGATCTTTTCCTCTATAATCTGATGTTTTAAAAACAAGACCAATATCTGCTAAAGAATATTTTGTGTTTTTCCTAGCTAGATACATAAAGATTGCTCTTGAGTCTGTTAGGCTTCTGTATCTTTTTTTTGGAATTCTTAATATGTCTACACCTGTTTGATTGGTTACTAAATCAATAAGAATTTCAATTTTTCTTGTCTCTTCTACTTTATATTTAATCATTAAATTTTATTTTAATTTACTTGACAGGGGGCAGACTTGCAATGCCCCCCTTAGTTGCCAAGTGTTATATACTAAACCAAACTAGAAAGGCAAGTCGTCTTGTGTTACAGCTTGTGGTTCAGCTGATTTTGTTTGTTGAGTAGACTGGTTTCCTTCTCCATCAGACTTTTCAATCCTCCAGCCCTCAACAGAATTAAAATATTTAGTTTCTTTTTGCGGACTGACCCACTCTCTACCTTTTAAATTAATGCCAATTTTGACGTCATCACCAACGCTGTATCCATTAATGATATCACATTTGTCTTGAACAAATTCAACCAATATAGGTTGTGGGTAGTTTCCTTCAGTTGTTATTACAACCTCTCTCTTACGAAATCCTTTGTCTCCGTAACTTTTTGTCTCATTAATAACTTTAATTTTACCTGTAATTTCCATTTTTTAATTTAATAATTGATTTAAATCGTCAAGGTAGCCTCGTGCCAACTCAACTCGTTTATAGATTGCATCTATGTCTTCTTGGTTTCTTTCAACCACAAATTCTTTTATTCTTAGCTTAGGATCTATTTTAGTAAACTTAAGACCATCCCATATATCATTTTCTAGATCCTCTGGAATATCAATGACGCCCAACTTAGAGGTTATAACTTTAATTTCGTGATGAATTATTTCATCGGGGGTGTCCACAAGGCAATATACTAGCTTAGACGTATCTTTATTTGTAAGATCCATATAACCTTGAAGTTGCCAATAATAATCTTTATTAGGAATATTTTCGCTAGTAAGCGGAAAAGTGTTGTGGTCCCATGAAGATTTAATGTCTATAAGAACATCAGAAAATATATCAGGCTCTCCTGTTATGTGCTTATTGTCGTATCTTTTAGAATTCTTTGAGTAGCTTGTCTTATGGACGGTGTTGTAAAGATTTATTGATTCTTCCTCCACCAACAGTCCTTTATCTAAATATTTTGACTTTATTTCTCCAGTCTTACCGAAGAGCTCCTCTTTAAATATTTGACCTAAGAACGTCTTTGGTCCAGCCGACAACGTATCCTTGTTGGGGTACGTCATCAGCTTCCCTAAAGATGAGCACCTAAATAAGTATTTATCAAATGAAATTTTGCTCATATCTTTATTTATTTAATATGTGGTGTAGAGTTCCTTTACTTGAAATGCTAAATTTTTCCATAGTTTTTGAATACGAACCATGTTCCTCATGATATTTTCTCACCTCCTCTTTATCATATTTTCTAATAAAACTTGATGCGTGTTTAGCCCTAGAAACCCTAATGTGTTCTGGTTGATCCATGTAGTTGTCGCTGTAGGTTCCTATGCTTACATTATCCTTTGAGTTGTTATGTTTATCACCATCTAAGTGCCTTACAACAATGCCGTCTTCATATATTTTTTCACCGTATTTTTGATACGCTTGTAGTCTGTGTGAAGACACGTTAAGGTTTTTATTTTCAACACCCCTAATTTTAAAAGTAGGGTATCCGTTTGTTTGCGTAAAACCAACCGTCTCGCCCTTCAGCCCAGTTACTTTTCCTTCATCAGTTATTCTGTAGCCCTTTTCGAAAGCTTTCTTTTCGTTTTGATTATATCTCATGGCTATTTTCTTTTAAAGTCCTCAGATTCGTCTTCCCCAAAAACTCCTAGTTCATAGAATCCTGTTAGCTTTAATACAGCACGAGACATTGCTCGTTTCTCTGCCATCTCCATAACATACCATGTGTTACAGTTACCACTCTTATAGTCTCCCTTGAGGGCAGAACCAAAGGTCTGTATTGTGGTGTCTTGCTTTTCAGCATTCGCCTTCACAACTGCAAACTCTGGTTTACATTCAATAACATCGAAATGTATATTGATTTTCTCTACACCTTGTATCTTATCGATACCTGCACGAGTTATGATTGTGTAGTGTTGGTGTTTGAATACCTCATCTGGAGTGAGGTCATACTTCTTGTATAGCTTCGCTATCTTCTCTCTGTTTGTTGCCATAATTTTCTTTGATTTGATTTACGTGTATATTTGTTTTTGATTTAAATAATTCTAGCCTCTGTTGATGTTTCAACAAGACGTGTTCAGGAACCAAGTCCTTCTTAAGACAAAGGCTCTCTGTCTTATCTACCTCATTAGAATAACACAGTGAGTCTGAAAGAGCCCTCAAGGTGTTTTCGTATGCAAAAGCCACAAGCGACTCTTCTATAGGGTAATAAATATCTGATGTTGTAGAATAAATCTCTAGATCACCACCTCTAGACTTTTCAAACTTTAGTCTAGGAAGAAAATATTGTTCTGTTTTATCTATAAAAACGATTTTATCAATTGGATTCATTGTCCTCCACAGAACGTGTAGCATATATTCTCTAGACTCTTTCATTTACCTTGTCTATCTCTTTAATTAAGTTTTGAACCGTCTCTTTGTAGCCCTCGATGATTTCCAGATATTTTTTTATTATGTTTTCGTCATAAGATGTTTGTGCTTGAAGTTTATTACATCTTAGCTTGGTTTTCTCGTAAAGGCTTTTCAAGCCCTTGTGCTGCGTTCTAAGGGCTTTGTATTTCTCTAAAGCCCACTCGCCTTGTGTTTCTTTAAATGTTTTCTGCATGAGTTAAAATAATAATAGATTTAAATACTTTCTTAGTTGATATTTCCTTAATGAAATAGATTTGAGCTTTTTACTAAGCTCCTCAAACTCCTCCTCATTCAATAGGTGGCATCCGTTGTTTAGTTTTACTGCTTTGTTGTGTAGCGATATCATGTGGTCTCTGACCTTTGATATGTGCTTTCTTTTTTTGCTTTTGAAATTTATCATATGGATTTTTCTTTCTGTTTTGCTCGGCTAATTTACCAAAATATTCTTCTTCCATCCAATGAAGGTTCATTTGCTCTTGATGTTCGTACCAGTTTTCTGGCAATAAATCTTTTGTTCTTTCCATTTTAAATCGTTTTGATACCTATTGATGATAGTGAATCTTTGGTTTTTGACCACCAAACATTAAACTTATAAGTCTTGTTTTTGTCTAATACTTTGATGTGGACTTTTCCGTCACTTCCTTTTACAGAAATGACGGATATGCCCGTGTCAAGATTAACAACGTTAATCATTATTTAGGTTTTGTAAAACCATATCAATGATTAATTTGTTAGAAAAGTGCTTCAATTTGTACTCCATACCATCGTATTTTGCAACAATCTCCACTCTTTTTGTTTGATTGCTATTGTTGTTCTCAACCTTAGCCACTTTTCTTTTGAGCGTATTAATAATCGTTGACTCTCTAAGAGGGGCTCCATATTTCTTTTCAAATTCTCTAGAAATCTTTGCCGTATCATTAGTTCCAAGATTCTTAATAAAATGTATCTTGTCTTGTGACAGTCTAGTGTGATAGTACTTAACGTTTCTTTTCATTTTTCGTTTTGTTTTCATTATATTAAAATTTAAATACGCCTACTCTGTAAGGTTTTCGGCTTCCCCTATTTTGTTTGCAAGTTAATAACTTTGTTTATAATTTCCAAATTTATTTTGTAACGCATTGACTCTATGTATTTTAACAAACATTACAATGGCGGATTCAAAATCAACATCCTCGTCTTGCCAATCATGGTCAGCGGGATATACCTTTTGAAATTCTTTAGCAAGTTCATAGGCAATTGTAAAGTCTTGCCATACCGTGCCACCAATTAACTCTTCTTTAATAATAACACATGTTATTAGAGCTAAATCTTCAGCTTGTGATTCTCTTATCATCATCTTTTTTAATTTTACTCATTACTTCAGTTATTACATCTTCAATGAAGTCATCTTCGTGTTCTTTGACTTCATCTCTCCACTGTGGAGGAATATCGAAATACTCCTCAACGTGTTCTCTTACTTTTTCTTCTATCATTTCCATTAAATCTTTGCTGATTTCGTGGGCAGTATCTGATACTGAATTGTCCCATACATCTACGAATGGGTTTGTTTCATAAGGTGGATATCTCATAATTGTTTATTGTTTAATTAATAATTCTGTTTCGTCCTTTCGGACTCATCAGGATAGGCACACACCTATCGACAGAGGGAGGATTGCTCCTCCCATAATTGTTGGGTTTAAACATCTGTTTCGATGTTTTCATACTCTGTTCTCTTATCAACAACATGATTTACATCAATAGACACTACGACTCTTCCAGAGGGTCGTCTTGCAATTGAATCTCCTGCTGATTCTTTATGATCAAACAGTACTGCTTTTCTAATATCCTTCGTCCATGTGTTTTTATAGGACAGGTAGAGGTTATCTTTCTTAGCGTAGTATCCTTTAATTGTTTCTAGTTTATTCATATTATTTTAATTTTAAATTACATAATTGTTGAAGAATCATAGAAGTAGTTTCTTCTATATGCTCTATCCTTTCATTATTGTTTTCAAACTTGTAGCCGTCTATAGACTTTTTGTTTTTAACACTATGAATTATATCATTCAGGAGAGAAACAATTTCCTCCCCTGAATTTCCTAGCCGTTGCATATCTAGTATTGTCATTTCGACAGCTTTTCGTCAATCCAATCATGACCTCCATTCTTATCCATGAGGTCATCATAAATCTGCTCCTGCAACGTGTCAGATATTACCTGTTCTAATTGCGGAAGAATTGCATTAATAAGGCTACTTGCCTCCTCTAAGTTTAATGGCTCTTTGAATATATCAAAGCATTCATTAACCTTGTTCTCAGACATTTTTACCACGTCCTGTGGTGTTAAATTAATTTCCATTTTATTTAATTTAAGATTAGTATATGACGTAGGGGACACGAAGTCCCCTTTTAAATTATTCTTTTTCACTAGCAGAAAATTCATACTCTCTTGAATCTATTGCTTTAAACTCAGTTTCAAGGTAACATAAATCTTCATCAAACTCTCCATTTTCTGCTTTTGCAATAACATCTTCCACACTTTCATCCTCCACTTCTAGTTTCACTTCATATGATACTGTTTGTTTTAAGATAAAAGTCTTTCTGTTCGCTATTTTAATAGCCTCTGTGATGACTTCTGACTTTTCGACAGGGTCAAAACAAACACTTTGAGTGTCTTCTGATATAGAACAGTTAATGACATTAAACCAATCCTCTTCGTGGACAATATCCACACACCCGCCACCATCTTCTGATGACTGGTGTAGCACAAAGCCATTAACTAATTCAATTTGGTCTTCATCATCGTGTTCATATAGTTCTGCGAGTTCATCTATGAGGTCTACTGTAACCATCTTGATTGCCTCAGCTAATTCCCTAGCAGTCACTTTTGATTCGAATATTCGAATCTCTTTTTTAATTAATTCTATTGCATTCATAATATTTATATTTAATTTAAGATTAGTATATGACGTGAGGGATGTTAATACACCCCTCGATTTAAATTAAGGTTTATCGTACATAGCATACGCCATTCTATCTTGACATAGCCATGTATCTTTATTGATTCCTTTTACTACAGAAGTAAGATGTGTTTGATAACCAACTCTAACATAGAATATATAGTTTTTGTTCTGTTCTAATCTACGCTTGTGTTTGTATAAAGGTTTCCACGTTTTACCTTCTTTCAGGGGTTTTTTCACCCATCCTTTACTGTTTAAGTAATCCTCATAAACTCGTTGACTGTTAGCATATGGTATACCAAATTTTTCAACTGCTAAATTCATGAGTTCTCTCAGCACTTGCATATAATCCATCTCTAGTGCCAATGCGATTGCCCTAATAGCACAATCACCAACTAAGTCTTTTTTCCTACCTACAGGAAAATAGTTTTCTCTACCACCATGAGATTTTTCATACTTGATGTAATCAATTTTCATATGATTTTAATTAAGATTAGTATATGACGTAGGGGCTTAAATTAGCCCCTGATTGTATTTGGATTTGTATTTAATAGCACTCGCATGATATTTGAATTCCTTTATTATTTTTTTCGGTGGAAACCAACTATCTACGATCTGATATTTATCATTCCAAACATTGTATTGTATAAAAACTATTTTACGTTTCATTTTATTTAATTTAAGTTAAAATTTTACTTCTGTCTGTTCGTCTGATTTGCCTCGATACTTTTTTAATACACTAAATAAGGCATCAACACACTCTCCATCTGTCATCTCTTCGCCATCTACTGTAACAACACCTACAATGTCATTGTATAGGCTCTCAAAATTGTCTTTCCAATTTGCTTTCATTTTGTTTTAAATTAAGATTAGTATATGACGTAGGGGGTATTGCTACCCCCCGATTAATTAAGAAACTAGTTCAGAGAATTGGTCAAAGATTGTTTGGTCGATTTTTTGCAATCCACCAATTAACTTTGATTCCTCTCTAGTTCTATCTGAACCACCTTTGTGTGTAGTGTAGTGTGTAATACCTGAGAATAATCCCCATAGCGTCTGACCTTTGTAACTCATCTCCTTTGCAGTAGACAAGAATAAGTCTTGGCTTTTGTTGATTGCTCTAGTACTATACAACTTTTGTGCTTCACGTGTAGGTGTCTTCAAATCAACTTTGCTGATTTTCTTGATAACGTCATTAACAAAGTCTGTTGTCACTGGGACTTCAGTCATTTTTCTAAACGTATCATACAAGGTCGTGTCTGCTTTTTCAAGTCTTTCGAGAGTCCTGAATGAGTTATCAATCAATTGTCTCATATTACCTGTGTGTTTAGCACTGCTTTGCAAGTCCTTACGTAATGCACTGAATTGATTGTCACACGATACTGTGTATCCTGTAGTTCCCCATCTTAATGACGTTGAACCATCATGAGAATTAATTGCAGTAGCATAGCGTTTGATTGTGTCAAAACCAACCTTGATTGGTTCTAACTCAATTTGCATAGCAACTCTACGACCTCCTTTGAACACTTTACCATGTGTTACAGGCTTATCGATAACATCAGATATATTTAGTACTAATTCAGCTAACGCAGAGTTTTGAAATGGCTAATATTGATTAGTCATAGCACCAAAACAATCATTGTTATCAGTTCTGATTACACCAAAATAGTCTGTTGGGACATCAATTGATTCTGTTGCCTGAAAAAACAATGGACGTTTCTCTACTTTCCAGTTCAAACCGAATTGGTCTAGTATAGCATTTACTTCGTCATTGTTTACATGGTTCATGTGTGTGTTTACAAGAGTTTTCATAATATTTATATTTAAATTAAGATTAGTATATGACGTAGGGGCATTTC